TTTCACATGATGGTAACCAACCTGCTGGCACTCACATGATGGTCAATGGCCACCAAGTTAGTAATGTCTTCAGTGAGAAGCCCTTGACTGGTAAATACTCCTTCTTTGTATTCCTTGAAGAAGGTACGTTATGGTACGGAAGATTCGCAGGATACACAGGGGTTCGATATGGTGGTCAAAGTCAGGAGTTCTCCACCAAAGGTGTGTGGACGTACATCGAGTATGACGCAGGGTCATACATCAACACCTACAAAGGTACTGACGGCTACATGAACGGTTTTGGATGTGACCCTACCAAACCATTTAGAGCAGTCATCGCATGTCCTAGGAACTTTTGGCACGGTGATACAGGTAACCATTATATGGATTTGACCACTAAACATCGTCAAGACCTCACATAGTAACCCCATAAACTAATTAAACAGAAGGAAATAATAGAGCCATGAAAATAGAATACAAAGAAGGGATAGTACAAGTCCCTTATGAAGGTAGCACCCCTTTGACTGAGGCACAGCTAGTAGAGTTTGCTGAAAGTAATTTCATTGAGTTTTCGTTAGATAAAGAAGGAGAGGTAACACCCCTTCCTCAAGATATACAGCTAGAAGATATTACGGTTACTTACGACCCGAGTGAGGTTAATACCTTCTCACTAGCGTACCTAAAATCCACAGATTGGTATGTAACTCGTCAATCCGAAACAGGTGTAGAAATCCCTGCGGAAGTCTCCGAGAAACGCGCAGCAGCTAGAGAAGCAGTAGTAGTATAACGAACCGAGGTAGTTAGTGAGCAAAGAACACAGTGCTGAACCCACTTGCTACCTCGAATCCCGGCTATCAAAATTAGAATGGCAATCACAGGAACACACTGAGGAAATCCGCGAGGTCAAAGTATCAACAACTGAGTTGACAGCAGCCTTAACGGACATCTCAGTGTGTCTCCAACAGATTAAATGGACAGCCTTTGGTGCTGTCGCCATGTTAGTGATGAGCCAATCGGGGCTAGGGGCAACAATAGCGATGATAATCAGTAAATAATAATAAGATAAAGGAAATATACACACATGTTTAAATACATATTAGCGCGTCTCAGCGAGGCGAGTACAATCAGGGGAATCATCATGTTCTTCGGTGGTTTAGGCTTGACCATAGCACCAGCCCTCACAGACCAGATTATTGCAGCTACAGTAGCAGGCAGCGGTATCTTAGGTATCATCTTAAAGGACAGTTAGGATGGCTAGAGCGCCTCGTAACTATAAGAAAGAATACAAAGATTATCATGGTAAGCCTGAACAGGTAGCCCGAAGAGCCGGGCGCAATAAGGCGAGGTCTTTGATGATTAAATCAGGGAGGGTACGCAAGGGAGACGGTAAGGAAGTAGACCACAAAGACTATAATGCCAAGAACAACTCCCCTAGTAACCTCACCATCAAATCAAAGAAAGCTAACCGTTCCAAACAACCCAAGAGGTCTTAATATGGATGACGAGATTTTACTGACGTTACACACTGCTGTAGCCCAGACCTTACTTGACCGCATTAAAGCAGGGGATGCTAAATCATCAGACCTTGGGGTAGCAGTTAGGTTCCTGAAGGATAATGGAATTGAAGCTGCTCCCGTAAATGATAACCCCTTAGCGCGTCTGTTAGAGTCTTTACCCTTCGATGAGGATGAATTAGAACTTAAACACTAATCGTAAATAAAGCCCTTCAGAGTCTCTCTGAGGGGTCTTAGTTATACACCAATGGAAATGGTACACTATGAAGAAAAAGAACCCGCTAGAGTCGTTTAAGAACTTCCTCTGGCTAACATGGGACCACCTAAACCTCCCACCCCCTACGCCTGTTCAATATGACATGGCAGACTACCTTCAGCATGGTCCAAGACGTATGGTCATGGAGGCATTCCGAGGGGTTGGTAAGAGTTATATTACGAGTGCATTTGCTTGTCACCAACTACTCCTAAATCCAGAAATAAAGATTCTCGTAGTGAGCGCAAGTAAGGTCAGAGCGGATGACTTCTCTACCTTCACACAGCGCCTCATTCATGATATGCCTTTGCTTCAACACTTATTACCAAAGGACGGACAGAGACAAAGTAAGATAGCGTTTGATGTTGCTCCCGCTACACCATCTCACTCACCTTCAGTGAAGTCAGTGGGTATCACGGGACAGCTTGCAGGGTCAAGGGGTGATTTAATCATTGCCGATGATATCGAGATTCCGAATAACTCAGCCACACAGGTCATGAGGG